CGGAGGAGGCCGCAGCCAGGTACTAGGGCAAGTCTCTAAATGTGCGGGCGAAGTCAGGCCAGTCCCAACGGGTAGCCGGCCACGGTCCGGAGGGCCTGAGCCTGGACTGCGGCTTAAGAACGAGGCTGTCGCTACACGCCTACTCCTCCGGACACACGAAACCCCCGGCCCCTACTGGTGGCCGGGGGTTTTTCGCATCCCTACTTCTTGCCGCCCTTCCCCTTCGGCGGATTGTCGAACGTGCTGCCGTTCTTGACCTGCTTCGGCATCTTCGGCAGCGGCTTCGGCCTCGGCGGCTTCGGCTTACTCATTTCTTGCCGCCCCTCCCTGAGCCGCCCTTAGCATGCTTCCCCGTCGACTTGCTCTTCGCGTTGCCGTGCAGGTTGCCGCCGTGATGCTTACCCAGCTTCCCCGTGTCGCCCTTCCCGGATGCTTTGCCGTTCTCCCCCGTGTCGGACGGGACCGCACCAGCCATCGAACTCACTTCCATTCAGGGTTGTAATCGGGATGGTCGCTGTAAACGGCGGCCAGGGCACGCACAGTCGGGCATGGCCATTCGCCCTCAATGACGCCGTCCGGTGCCTGGCATTCGCAGTACCACGCTCTGACGTTTTGGGTGGTCCGCCGGGCATACGGCGGCGGGTTGTTGCCCCAGAACGGCACCGGTTCATGGATGGTGAGAATGGCGCGTTTCGCGTTAACCTCACGCACCACCCGCAGCGGGCTGTAGCGGTCAATGAAAGCGTCCACCGCCGGATGAACCGCTGGCCAGTTCAGCGCAACCCCCGGCCCGAAAGCAGCCTTCGCCGTCTTCTCGTCGTCATCGAGCCGGGCAGTCAGGAACGCAGCCAGCTCCATCAAAATCACCCCCATCCGCCTTCGCCATGAAATCGGCAACCAACTGCCGGAACAGCGGCGGGTTGTCTTGGGTGTCGCGGAGGTTCTGGTACCAGGCGGCGAGGGTGACGTCACGGCCCCTGTCAGCCACGTCACTCACGACTGCTTGGCCTCTGCCTGGAGGTCGGTAACGTCGACCCATACGCCATCGACGCGAATCTCTGTCTTCTTCATGTCGCCGCAGGAGCAGCGATGGCTTCCTGCGTGCCCGGGGTCGTCGTGGCAGTAATGGGTGCCCACCCTTATGCCGCCGGTCCATGCGACCGCGCAGGGTGGCTGACCAGACACCCACGCACCCCGGCCGCCGTGCTCGATCCTGCTCACTCCGTACCTCCTGTCAGGCACCACATGTTGTGACCCGCGCAATCCACACACCACCCGCAATCCCGGCACACGTCGTGGCCGGCCTGGGCGGCTATCTGGCCGTAGCTAAGCCCCGCGACCGCACTGTCAGCCACGTCACTCACGACGCCAGCCAGCCATTGATCAGCCAGCCCGTAAGCCAGATGAAGCCACCGGCGAGAACGGCCGCACCCAGGAACCACACCACCGGCGACCCGAGTATGCGTTCCTTCATGACCGCCTCCGTGCCACGATGAACGCGGCTGTCAGGCAGATGAATAGCGTGCAGAACACGATCGTGCCCGCCAGATCACCGCTGCTCATCCGCGTGTCCTTTGCTGGCGCACGTACTCGTCGACGTCCTGGCCGCCGCACCAGTCCGGGTCCGCATACCACCACCACCGGCCAGACGTGTCCTGCCGCCAGTGCGGGTCGTCCGGGTCGTGCCAGTTGTCAGGCAGTTCGGTCCCCGCGACCGCAGGGTTCACCTGATCGTTCACGACGCCTCCCGCATCGGCTCCGGCGGCGGACTCCCCGGGAACGGCAGCGCAGCCACAGCCGCCGTCACACCCGCCCGCGAGAACGCCGCATACTTCGCTGTCGTCGACGGCGACACATGCCCCATCAGGTCACCCACCAGCCGCAGATCCTTCGTCGCCTGATACATCTGCGAAGCGAAACGATGCCGCAAGTCATGGAACCGGGCCTTCGTCCCGCATCCCCGCAGATGCTCGTTAAGCGTCCTTGACATGAACCACGGCGTGAACGGCCGCCCGTAAGCATCAGTGAACGCGTACCCGGCCAGCGGCAGGTCGTAGGCGAACAACTCGCGGACCACAAACGGGCTGAGTTCCACGACGCGTTCCTTGCGGCCCTTCGCCGACTCAGCGGACACGATCACGACCGGCGGCAGGTCATGCAGCCGCAGGTTCTCCACCCGCAGCCCCGCTATCTCACCGACCCGCAACCCGCACCAGCCGCCGAGAACGAACGCCGGCCGCAGCCACATCTTGTGGGTAGTCGCGTCCAGGGCAGCCATCAGGTCGGCTTCGGGGATCGGCCGCGGGATCCGGTCCGGCATCTTCGGCACCGGGACACCCTTCATCGGGTTCTCCTCGACGAGCCCTTCGTCTTTCGCCCACGCGTAAAACGACTTGATGTGGGAGAGGTAGCAGGCGACGGATGCGGGTTTGATGGTGAGCCCGGCCCGCCACTGGTACAGGTGGTCACCCGTCGCATCGAGCAGCGGAACGGGGAGTGCGGCGGCGACGCGGGCGAGGGCTTGTTCGCGGCGTTCTATGGTGTACCGGGATTTGCCTTCGAGGGTGAGGTGCTTGAGGTGCCGCCGCACAGCCAGCTCAGCCCCGCTCACTCGTCGTCCTCGCCGTAGTAGGCGGCACGGAACGCGGGATCTTCGCTCGCCTTCACGAGCGTCGAATCGAACTCATCCCGCATGTGCTGGTTGTGCCATCCGACGTGACGGCCGAGGGTGTCCGATCCGAGCGCTTCGAATGCGACTGCGGCACCGCAGACCCGGCAGCCGAACAATGTCGGCCCTTCCCAGGCAGTGGTGCGGTTCTCCAGCTGCTCGAACCATTTAGCGCCCTCATCGGTGAGGCCGTAGTAGTCGCCGTAATCGTTCGTCATGGTTCACAGACCCGTCAGGTGGCCGAAAGGTTTACATGTCGTAAAGAGAAGACTCCCGGCCAGCCGTTTCATGACGCGATCTTAACCTGTGAATAATGCATATTGTTTACACGGCGTCTGACCTGCGACGATGTGCCGTTCGTGACGGGTTGCGGGCCGAGGTCGCATGGTTCCAGCGATCCGTGACAGAACCATGTGTAGGCGATCCCGGTGCGCAGCGCCCACAGTTTCATCGTCTGCGAGCTAGGGTCGATGCGGCCGTTGATCCACGTGGAGACGGTGGAACGGTCGACGTCGAGGTAGTCGGCCATGTCCTGCACGGACAGTCCGGCGTGGCGGAGCGATTTCCGCATCTTGTCGGCCAGGTCCCAGCGGGGCAGGGCGGCCGTGTCTGGCTGCTCAGTCATGGGCTTCTCCGTTCGGCGAGGATCAGCGGGCAGTCGGGGGAGTGGTCTTCGATCATCCAGCCGTCGTCGGTGATGGCGTGGTAGCCGTCGCAGCATGCGGGTTGCGCCAGCAGCGCGGCGAAGTGTTCTGGTGTGCCGTCCCATGTGTCGGCAGGGAATGTGACGCAGTGTCCGCAGATGATCGCGAACACTGCGTGCCTTCGGCGCACGGTTCAGATGGTGATGCCGACCGCGGCGCAGTGCGCGCGCTTGCCAGCCTGGTACGCGTCTTCGTTGCGCATCAGCGTCAGGAACTGGTCGCGGTTCATGGCCGTCGGCGCGGTCAGCGGACCGCCGCACATGCGGCACGTGGTGTCGACGGTGGAGTGCAACGCGCACCCGGAGGCGCAACTAGCGACTGTGTAGGTCATCGTGCGAGCCCTTCCATGATGGCGTCGATCATTTCTTCGGTGACGGGGATGCTGCGGTACCGGTTGGCCAGCATCTGGCGGATGGTCTCGCGGTCTGCCTGGGTCTTGTTCTCGCTCATGAGTAAATCTTCTCACACACCAGGGAACTAATCAAGTCTTCTCACCAACTTCTCTTGCGCGATCTTCCCACAATGTGAGATGGTCTACGCATGAGTGACGAGACGCTAGTCGGCAGCGAGGAAGCCAGCCGCATCATCGGTGTTCCCCGGTCGACGTTCCTGCGCTGGGTCCAGCGCGGCCGCGTTCCCCACCCCACAAAGATGCCGGGCCTCAGCGGTGCCTACCTGTTCTTCCGCGCTGACATCGAGCAACTCGCCCGCGAAGTGCAGGCCGTAGCTGATGAGCGCGTGTCCTAAAGGCGGCCAGCACGTCCCCCGCTTCCCCGCCAGCCAGGAGAACGGCTGGATCATCCACTACTGCAAGAAATGCGGCACCGAAATGAACAGACGCCCCGCCAGCAACCGCCTCGCGGTCGCAGCGGCCGCCATCACCATCACCGGTGCACTCACCGCCGGGTGCGGGCCGTCACTCGGATCCGACGTCCAGCTCATCAACCCCCACCTCACATTCTCCGGCGGCAACACCCACACCATCTTCACCATCCACGAAACCCGCCGCCCCCTCCTCTTCTTCGTCGTCATCTACACCCAGCACCGCACCGGCCCCCCCGGACACAGGAAATGGATCAACCTGTCAAAGATCATCATCCACAGGTCCGACCTCCCCGGTGTCGGCAGGGACAGGCATTACAACAAGACCGGCGCCTGCTACCAGAACACCCACGAACGGGTGTACGTGAACGGGTCCGGGGTGTCGGCAGACGGAGTCCATAAGGAAACGAAGTGGTGGGGGCCGAACTGGAAGCTGGGTAAGGCGACCGGTGATTGTGATGTGCCGATCCCGCCGGGCACGCCATGAACCACGGACTGAACTGCTACGTCAACCACCACTGCCGGTGCAGCGAATGCCGTGCCGCCATGACCGTGTACCGGCGTGGCCTCCGCGCCTACCACAAAGGCAAGCCGCCGCCTGGCGGGCATGGCACGGCGAACGCGTACGACAACTACGGATGCCGGTGCGGTGAATGCCGTGCCGGAAAGGCGTCCAGGGACCGCGGACGCCCTAGATAGACGACGGCGACCCCGCGTACACGGAGCCGCCGTCAGCCGGAACCAACCGGCACACCGAATCTAACAGGAGAGAAGGAACCAACCCGTGACCCCCCAGCGCAAGCCCCTCAACTACGACCGGCTCCTCACCCCCGGCGAAGCAGCCTCCCTCCTCGGCGTCGTCCCCAAAACGACGATCACGTACGCGAACCGGGGACTCCTGACAACGGTGCGGACCATCGGCGGGCATCGCAGGTTCTTTGAGGATGAGGTCCGGCGGCTGGTCGCGGAGTCGAAAGAGCCGAGGCGGCCATGAGCGGCACCGAACTCACCCAGGATGAGATCAATGACCTCGTCGCCGAGCAGTTCGACTCGTGGTTTGAGGACAACACCCCCATGTCCGCGTGGGTGGCGGAGAAGTGTCAAGAAGCCTTCCACAGTGGCTGGCATTTCGGCCGCGAAGCTGGCAGGCAGGAGCGGACGCCGTGAGTTTCGTGTGTCCGAACTGCAACAAAGGTTCCGTGCCGGGGCCGACGAAGTTCCGGAAAGCCAGCCACTGCACCGCGCAGGTGAAGTCGGGGCGGCGGGGCGTCATACATCAGCGGCTGGTGCGCTGTAACGGGCTGGTGTGCGGCGAATGCGGGCAGTGCAACCGGGTCGGAGAACACCGATGACACCGTCACTGATCACCCACGACTTCCCGCTGCGAGACGACCTCATCGTCCGCCTCACACTGCCTGTCGACCTCACCGACGAGGACGCGAAACGGATGTGCCAGTTCATCGGCAGCCTTGCGTTCGCAGCTGACCAGACCCGGCTCCGCGAGTTCTTCCTGAAGTCCGATGAGGAACTGTCCGGCGGCCAGCCTGCGCTTGATCTCGGCGGCGGTGCGTGATGGGTGGCGGCATCGTCTACCTCGCTGTCCTCGGCCTCGGCGTCGCCATCGGCTGCGCCTTGACCGGCGGGATGCGGGGCGGGAACCGGCAAGCCCGCAACGGCTCGTACCGGCGGATGCCCGGCGCACACCGCCGCACGACACCCGCTGTGCGGATCAGGGCGGGGATGCCGGCGTGGGACGGCTCCGACCTCACCGACACGATCCTCCCCGGCACCATGACCGCGATCGGACGGACGCCATGAGCGAGCACCGGTTCACCGTCTACGTCGGCGTCGACCTCACTGAGCGACCAGACGACGACGACCGCGACGACGCGCAGTTCGCCGAAGCCGTCCTGTGGCACGCCGGTACCCGGTACGCGCAGAACACAGACGGGTGGGCTGACTGCGTCGGCACCGGCTGGATAGCCGACGTCCAATTCGAGGAGAGCCACCCATGACGCATGACCAGCGGATCGCCGGCCTGATGATCCTCGCCCTCATCGCCGTCGGCCTCGCCGACTGTGTCTGGTATTACCGGACGTGGTGGCGTGACCGGCTCGCCGCAGTGCAGGCGTGGTGCGGGACCCCCGTCTACGCCGGCGCGCACCGTGCCGCGAACCTCCCCCGGTCTGGCCCGACAGTAAACGCGGCAGAAGGCGCCACGCCGGTGAATGCAGCCAGGCCGGGGGAGCCAGGATGGGACGAAGACGACGACGAAACCCTCACCTGGCTCACTGAACTCGTCGACGAGGTCCAGCTTTCGCAGACCCAGGAATGGGCCACGCTGACCGATCCGCCCGACGACACGGCTGAGCTTGACTACGACGCCCCCGTCCCCGCCGACGCGATCCGGACTGAACGGATCGGCGGCACCCACGTCCCGAACCTCGGCTACGACCCAGCCGAACTCAACCTGCCCCGGCCCGGACACATGCCTGTGCCCCCCGGGCCGGGGCAGCCCTACCATCCCCGGTCCGGACCACCCGCATGGCACCCCCCGAAACCATTCGAACCGTGGACATGGAACGGCCGCCAGTGGATACGGCAGGCACCCGCCGGCGCCCTGTGGATCGACGTCCTGTGCACCATGCCGCTCCGCCAGCTCGAAGCAGCACAAGCATGAACACCGACGAACGCGTCACCGAACTTGAACAGCGGACCCGCGAACTCGCACAACTGCTCGCCAGGGTTGCCATCGCCGTCACCCGCCTCGAAGTCGACATCAAGGCGGCCACGCGATGACTGTGATCCTGGTCGTCATCGGCGCCCTGTGCCTCGCCGTCGCCGCTGCCCTCATCTACCTCCTCGCCGCTGTCACCATCGGCCGGTTCATCCGCCACGGCCACGGCCCCGACATCGAAGCACTGATCGACGCCACCCGCGAGGACCGGAACCACGCTGAAGAAGTCTGCCTCGACACCAGTTGCCCAATCCACAGCGAAACCAGGCAGCCATGACCGCGTTCACTGGCCGCAAGAACCACGGCCGCGGCCACACCTACTACATCGACGGCCAGAAAGTCGACGGCGTCACCACCATCATCAACAAAGGACTGCCTAAACCTGCCCTGGTGAAATGGGCCGCTAGCACGGCGGCCGCCGCAGCCGTCGACCGGTGGGACGAGCTCGCCCAGATGGACGTCAGCCAGCGGCTGAAGATCCTCACCGACGCACCCAACGCAGCACGCGACACAGCCGGGGTACGCGGCACCAGGATCCACGCCCTCGCCGACCGGCTGGCCCACGGCGAACAGGTAGCCGTCCCCGAAGAACTCGCCGGCCACGTCGAATCCTGTGTCAAGTTCCTCGACGAATGGGACGTCGAAGAACTCCACACCGAATCGCCTGTCTTCTCGAGGCAATGGCAGTACGCCGGCACCCTCGACCTCATCGCGAAAGTCGCCGGGAAGACATGGCTCCTCGATTGGAAAACCTCGAGGTCGGGTGCGTTCGGCGACACGGCGTTCCAGCTCGCCGCCTACAGGTACGCCGAGTTCACCATCGACGGCGACGGCAACGAGCAGCCGCTGCCTGAGGTCGACGAATGCGGTGTCGTCTGGCTCCGCGGCGACGGCTACGACCTGTACCCGTACCACGCTGACCAGGGCGTGTACCGCCAGTTCCTTTACATCCAGCAATGCGCCCACGCCGCCGACGACTGCCGCGACTACCGCGGCGACGCCCTCCTGCCGCCAGTAAGGACACCATGACCAGCACCGACATTGCACTGCGCGACAGCAACGGCCACATCGCCGAACGGGACGTCGTCGACGGGTGGGCAGCCATGCTCGGCCCCGTCGCCGAATACGCCAACCAGATATCCCGCACCGACTTCGTTCCCAAGGTTCTCCGCGGCAACACCGCAGCCGTCACCGCCTGCATCATGACCGGCCGCGAAATGGGTCTCGGCCCCATGCTGTCCCTCAAGGTGATCCACATGGTGGAGGGCCAGCCCACCCTCAGCGCCGAGTACAAACGGGCGCGTGCCCTCGAGGCTGGCCACGAGATCACCTACGACGAAACCACCATCACCCGCTGCGTCGTCCGCGGCCGCCGCCGCGGCACCACCGACTGGACAACCGTCACCTGGTCCATGGACGACGCCAAGAGGGCCAAGCTCGACGGCCGCCCCAACTACCGCCTCCACCCCCGCCGCCAACTCGAAGCCCGAGCCACCGGCGAACTCTGCGACCTCATCTTCGCTGACTGCACCTACGGACTCGCCACCCTCGAAGTCATCGAAGACGGCGACGACTACGAACGCGAAATCCCCCCCACAGAAACACCAGCCCCGCCCGCGCCGGCGCAGCGCACCGCCCAGCGCAAAACACGGGCCCCCAAGACCCCCGCGGCCGCTGTCCCCCCGGCGGCCGCGGGACACCAACTCCCGCCCCTCCCCGGTGAAGAGCCAGACGAAACCGACTACGACAGTTTCGGCACCGTCACCAAAGACCAGCTGACCGCCCTGTGGGCCACCTTCACCACCGACTTCGGGTTCGGGAAAGACGACAAAGCCAAGGCCCGCGAAACCGTCGAACAACTCATCGGCCGCAAGCTGATCGGCGGCACCACAGGCAACCTGTCCCGCAACGAAGCATCCACCGCGACCGACATCCTCAAGCAATGCGGGACACGGGACCGGCTCCTCGCACTACTCGCAACCGGCGAACTACCGGACGAGGACAGGTGATGTGACAGCACGAGTGGTGACGCTCGACGTAGGCGAGGCGCAACTCATGGAAGCCATCCGTGACCTGTCCCGCCTATTCGGCCTGCGCGTCTTCCACTGCTATGACGCCCGGCGCGGATGGGGTCGCGGATATCCAGACCTCACCATCGCCGGCAACGGCGGAGTCATATTCCGCGAATGCAAGACCGAACGAGGCAAGACCAGCGCCGAGCAAGACGACTGGGCTGTCGTGCTCCAGGCGGCCGGCCAGGACTGGGCCATATGGCGTCCCAGTGATCTGACCTCAGGACGGATTCAGCGGGAACTCGAGAAGGTGAGGGGACGATGAGGCTCGCGTCCTACATGCGCATGGAGAAGACCATCCTCGCCAGTGACGGCGACACGATCACTGAGCGTTGGAAGTGGGGTCGGCGCGTCCTCAACGATGACACCGCCGTCACGCCACGCGGATACCTACAGCATGGTGTTCTAGATCGCTATCTAGCTAAGGCTAAGTCGCAAGGAATCCGACTGTCTGAACGCGAGATTCAGCGTCGGCTCAAGGCTGCTCGGACCTACAGAACTGAGGCCGAAATCCGTCACGCCGTGTCGGATTTCAACACCTGGCATGACCTCGTGGCAGCTGCATTTCCGGAGGTAACTCTGGATGATCCTGGTGAGCCTTACGACCCGCGACACCATGACGAAAAGCTCCGGGACAACGGCCGGAAACTCCGCCGCGCCGAACTCGAGCGCTGGCAGCAATCGTTCCCCGGCATGGATGAGTACACCACCCTGCAAGACATGGTGAAGCTGCTCGCCGAACGCCAAGGGCTCACGTCTCGCCGCGTCCGCGAGGAAGCCGTGCTCGCCGGTGAGCTCCAGTCCCTGATTGACGCGGTCGACGGTGACCTTTCAGCCACTGTCGAGGAGGCACTGGACGCACTCGATGCCCAGAACGGGCTCACTGACGACACCGAAGCCGACGACACCGACAACTGAAAGTCCGCTTACTGAGGAGACAGGACGACTTGAGTGCCGTGGTTCCACGTGGATGACGGATTTCACTCCCACCCCAAAGCGCTTTCAACGTCGCTTTCAGCAAGGGGTCTATGGGTGACAGCGGGTTCCTGGTCGAGCGCCCACCTAACCGGCGGGGTCGTGCCAGATCAGGTTCTAGTGTCACTCGGCGGCACCCCAGAGCTAGCGGCCGAGCTAGTCGCTGCGGGGATGTGGAAAAGAATCCGCTCCGGCTACCGGTTCCATGAGTGGCACGAAAACGGAAACCCGACGAAGCAAGATGTCCTCCACATGCGTGAAATCAAGGCTGCTGCAGGCCGGAAAGGTGGCCTGGCCAGCGCAAAGACGCGAAGCAAACCGCAGGCACGTGCTTCACCACCTGCTTCGCCTGTGGTTGAACCCCAAGCCTTTAGCTCTTACAGAGCTAAAGACGAGGGCGGCCGCGCTTCGCCGCGCGGCGCACCGCCCTCGCCCAAATCGAAACCCAAACCGCCGTGGTGCGGCATGTGCGACCGCGACACCCGCCTCACCGGACCCGACGACGCCCCACACCGCTGCATCAACTGCCACCCCCTCATCGAAAGGTACTGATCGTGCCGCACAAGCCGATCATCCCGGTCAGGTTCCCGCCCACCCTCGCCGCCACCGCACGCATCGCCGCCGACCGCGACGGCATGAACCTGTCCGCCTGGATCCGGCACCTCATCGAACAGGAAATCGGGCGCCGCGACGGCGTCTGTCCGACGTGCGGGCATGTGACAGCGGACACCGCTGAGGTCACAGCTGCCCGACGCAACGAACTCGAGCGGGGTTCCGGGTGAGTGTGATCGTGGTGCAGCGTGACGCCCGCGAGCAGGCATTGAAAACCGAAGCCCGCACCAAAGCAGAAAGAGACGCGACATGAAGTACTTGCTGCAGATCAGCGAAGACTCAGCCCGCCACCTCGAGCAGTGGCTAGCCGGTCCCCTGCATATCGGCACCGATGTCTGCACGGCCGTACCCGTCGACAGCCTTGCCGCAGTCACCGATGACGAGATACAGCCCATCCTTGAGCGACTTGCAACTAGCGGCCCGATCTATCACTTCGGAGGCGCCTCGTCATGACCATCGACGAACGTGTCACCGAACTCGAAAAATGCGTGCTGGCACTCCAGCATGAACTCCGGCAACTCAGCCGGCTTGTAAACCAGCTCACCACGTGGCCACCCGATGTTGCGGACGGCGCGGAAGTCGCGGCAGCGGGCAGCTAGGCGGGCAGCGTGAGTGTGCTTGTGGTGCAGGGTGACGCCCGCGAACTGCCGCTACCTGACGCGTCGGTGGACCTGATCGTCACGTCACCGCCGTATTTCGGGCTCCGTAGCTACACGGATGGTGGTGAGCATTACATCGGCCAGATCGGGTCCGAGGCGACCCCGGCGGCGTATGTGGCGGCGCTGGTGGCGTGCACGGCTGAGTGGGTGCGGGTTTTGAAGCAGTCGGGGAGCCTGTTCGTCAACCTCGGCGACAAATACGCCGGGAGTGGCGGCGACGGTAACTCTGGGCTAGCGCATTCCTACGCCGGGGACGTGAAGCACATCCCGCGCAGCGGCAAGCGGTGGACGCATCCTGCGAAGTCGTTGCTGGGGTTGCCGTGGCGTTACGCCCTCACCGTCACCGACCAGCTCGGCCTCATCCTCCGCGCCGAAATCATCTGGGCCAAACCCAACGGCCTCCCCGAGTCGGTGACGGACCGGGTGCGGCGGGCGCATGAGCAGGTGTTTCATTTCACGGTCCGGCCGCGGTATTACTCCGCCGTAGACGAAATCCGCGAACCCCACAACCCGGCCACGCATGCACGGGGCCGCAACGGTGCGATGGAACGTGACGGTGTATCGCTGCCGACGTGGGGGGCCAGCGGCACGCAGAGTCTTCGCGGTGTCGAGAAGCGATACCTGCAGGACCCGCTGGGGAAGTTGCCGGGGTCGGTGTGGTCTATCCCGTCGCAGCCGCTCACCGTCCCCCCCGCCCTCGGCGTCGACCATTTCGCGGCGTTCCCGATGGAACTACCGCGCCGGCTGATTTTGGGGTGGTCGCCGCCGGGGGTTTGTGTGGGGTGCGGTCAAGGCAGACGACCAGTCACAGAACGGCAGGCCATGGTGGTCCGTCCCAGCACCCGCCGCTTGCTAGCGCAGGCAAACGGCAATGCCAGCCGCACAGCCACCGGCGGGACGGTTGTCACGCCGCCGTCAGCGACCATCACCGGCTACGCGTGCCGCTGCGCGACCCCCGCCGCACCAGTCAACCCCGCTGTTGTCCTTGATCCGTTTGGCGGGACCGGTACGACCGCGCTCCTCGCCCACACACTCGGCCGCACCGGCATCACCATCGACCGATCCGCCGACTATGCACGCATCGCCGCCTGGCGCACCACCGATCCGGGTGAACGTGCCCGCGCCATGCAAGTCGACCGGCCACCACCCGTCCACCCAGACCAAGACACACTCTTTGAGGTGACCTCATGAAACGACCTGTCAGTCCCGTCGAAGCCAAACCCGCATTCGCCAGCATCGCCGCGTTCATCGTGTCGGGGGTGTTCGCGTTCGACGGGTTTTACCACTGGTTCACGCCGCCGCCGGCGTATCTGGTGACGATCCTGGTGACGGCTGCGACCGCGGTTGCCGGGTACCTGGCACCCCACACGAGCCGGCCCGTCAACCCGACCATCAACGAGATTGCTGCGGCCGCTCACACGCTCGGTCTCGATGTCAGTGCAGTTGGCGTGCGCCGGACCCCTGCCCCTGAGCCAGCTGAGCCTGTCGTGCAACCGCCAGCCACCACCACCGGACCCGCCACGTGAAGAAATGCTGCGGCACATCCATGTGCACCTGCCACCGCGGCTGCGACTGCAAATGCCTGTACTGCGTCTGCGCAGGCTGGCAAGACGAACACCCACCGGAAGGAACCCCATGACCACGCCAGCCCGGCTCACCATCGACCACGCCACCGGCAAACTCCACGACCCCGGCGGCCATACCAACATCACGTACAACACGCCCTGGCCGCTCGCGTTCTCCCGTGCCGGCGTGACCGGACCGATGAACGGCTGCGTCCTCCACACCATGGTCGGCACCCTCGAATCCTGCATCAACACGTTCAACAGCAAGAACGCGCAAGGTTCAGCCCACGTCGGCATTTCCCAGACGGGACGCATTCACCAGTTCGTCCCATTCGGGAAAGGCTACGAAACGTTCCACGCGTTCGCGGCGAACCTGTCGTGGTACGGCATCGAAACCGAGGACAACGGCAAGCCGCATATCCCGATCGCCGACGCTGGACTTGACGCGTGGGCGCAGGTGCTCGAATGCCTCAGCTCGTTTGCCGGGTTCCCGTTGCAGGTGACGGATAACTGTCACGGCCGCGGTCTCGCCTACCACCGGATGTGCCAGTCATGGAACCTGTCCGCCCACTCCTGCCCGGGTGCGACGTTCCAGGATGTGGTGCGGGTGAATCAGCGGGCCGAGATCGTGAAACGCGCCAAGGCGATCCGGGCGGCAGGGACGACGGTGCCGCGGACGCCGGGGCATGTGGCGTATGCGGCGCACGGCGACTACCTGGCCTGGGGGGACGGCAGCACCCGGATCCCGTGGTGGGTCGAGCTGGCGGGGCCGGAGCGTCTGGCGTGGGAAGCGGCAGCGAAAGCCGTGATGTCATGACCGTCCTGCTCTCCTTTCATTCGCCAGTACGGGCCGTTGTCGCCGAGCAGCAGTTCGTAGGGATGTTCCCGTGACGGCCGTAGCGGCTGTGGCAGCCGTCTGCCTCGCCGTCATAGCCGCCAGTACCTACCGGTGCCGCAAATGTGACCGCACCGGAAACATGTTCTGGGGCGCCTTCCACCTGCACAGGAGAAAACCATGACCGCAACCGCCCGCAACTACCACGACACTGGCGGCGTAGACGTCACCTACGTCAAACGCCGCTCATCCGCCGTATGCGGCAACTGTGACTGGTCAGCCGTATCTGACGGCACTGACAGCGAATCGATGGCAGGACTGAAACGATCCGCTAACTGTCACTCAGCGTTCAAGAAGCATCGCGTCACGCTCACGCTGACCCAGGACATCTTCATCGAGCCGCGCATCAAGGCCGAGCCAGTGGCGTCATGACGGTCATGTGGATGGTGCTGGAACGCACCAGCGACGGCACCGGGAAGGCATTCGGCAACCCCATCGCCTTCTACACCGACCACGACGAGGCCGTCACCTTCGCTGACAAACTCCTACAGCAATGCCGCCATGGCATTGCTGTCGAACGATGGGACTGTTCCTCCTCCTCGCCAATCATCATCGGACACCGCCTCACCGACGGCCAAGGATGGGGCTAACCACGTGACCGTCCATGACTGGCTGCAAGCCACCCTGCAATCCGTCACTGTCGCGCTACTCCTCGTCCTCATCTTCAGGAAGCGGGGAACATGACGCTGACGGAAGTGTGTCCTGACCTCCAAGCCTGGCTTAGCGTCCTCGGCGAGCTCATCACCGAACCCGACACCCAACCCACCATCGGCCGCACCGCACCCGGCAGTACGCCCCCATGGAACACAGCCGCAGCAAACGCCATGATGGACATCCACGCCCTCGTTCGCGAACTCGAACAAAACTTGCGCTACCAGGTCACCGGCACTTTGATCGTCCGCGGCGGCTCCCACGGCAACACCGTCGCAGCGTTGGAAACCATTCCCCGTCTTGCTGAAGCTGTCCCCCGCGATGTTGCCGAACAGCACGCCCATTTGATCTCCCGGCAGATCACCATCGTCATGCAGCTACCGGCGATTGACCTGGAGGAACGGTGGCGGCCAGTACCGGCACCATGCCCCCGCTGCCAGCGGCCCATGCTGCGAGCCTGTCTCCGTGACGGCCGTGTCGGCTGCCTCGGCTGCACGCACAGGGGTCAGATGATGCCCGGCACCGTCAGCGACGGCTACATCCAATGGGACGACGGAGAACTCACATGAACGACTTGCGCTGCGCACGCTGCCAAATCGAGTGGTACTACATCAAAGAAAAAGCGGCTACAGACCCCGACTACGCAGTCCTCGCGAAAGAAGGCATGATCCTAGGTGCCGCAGACGTCATCTACGAAGGCCGCACCCTCTGCGTGAAACATCTCATCGGCCATATCCGTCTCCAACTCAGAGACGCGCCGCTCGAAGCCCTCGACGGCTGAAGCGTGTCACCATGAACGGGTGGACGTCGACCTCACCCTCACCGAAGCCACCACCCTCATGAACCCCACCATCAGCGAACCACAACTACGCGCCATCATCCGCGCCCTCCACATCCCCCACACCGGCACCCGGCCCAACGGCCACCCAGGACGCCCCGCCCTCACCTACCCAGCCAGCCAGCTCATGCAACTCCACGCCGCGCTAGTGCCATGGCTCGGGATAACGTACAGTAATGGGCACGCGACGCATCTCTCTGAAAGCGTCACGCTCCATGTCAAGCCCCCGGCGGAAGACATGATCAGCCTGATGCGTAAGTACCGGAAACTGAATGGCCCGGACCGCGGGCACAACGACTGAACGTGGCTACGGCTACGACCACCAGCAAACCCGAGCCTGGTACATATCCCAATGGCGGCCAGGCCAGCCCTGCGCCCGCTGCGGCCAAGGCATATGGACGCTGGCCAAGTACATACTCGGCAGGCGAGTCTCCATGGTGGACCTCGGGCATAACGCCACACGCACTGCATACACCGGACTCGAACACCGGGCATGCAACAGGGCAGACGGCGCACGGCGGAAGAACAGCAAGCGCACACCAGTACGCACAGCACCAGCATCACGACAGTGGTAGTCGTAGCACCCATCACACACAGTGACCACCCTTTCCCGGCCGGCCGTACGGAAAATACAAACGCACGATTAGATGACCATCCCCACGGCACGGTCACCCTCCGGAGCGAATCGCCACCCTCCGTCACCATCCAACCGGATGACCGCAGTCTGGCGTCCCCCCCCCTTGTGTCCGCGCGGCGACTGTGCGTGACCGGCTCACATAAAAACCCTTTCAAAATTTTCCTGCCGTCCTTGTGTTCGAATTTCTGCGGACTTGTTCGATTTTTTCTGGGGGTGTTCGAATTTCTGTGAGCAAGTTCGGGCCGGTGGAGACGGCGGTCCGGCGGGATCTGCGGCGGTTGCCTGCGGCTTCGCGGGGTTGCACGCTGGCGGCGTCGGCGCTGGCGCTGGCGCAACTGCTGGATGAGGCGGAGCCGAGCGTGACGACGGATAAGCGGATGGCGGCGGCGGCGCAGGCTGCCCGGGAGTTGCGGTCGACGATGGGTGACCTGCTGAAGGATGCGCCGGCGGCGAGGAGCGGGATCGATGACCTCCGTGCTCGCCGTGCCGCGCGTTCCGCTGCTGGGTGATCAGCGGCCGCGGCTGTCGTCGTTGCCGCTGGCTGACAGCCGGACGCAGGGTGACGACGCTGTCGAACTGGCGCGGCAGGCGGGGCTGGTACTGGATGACTGGCAGCGGTATGTGCTGCGGCAGGCGCTGGCTACGCGTGGCGGGAAGTGGGCGGCGTTTGAGGTCTGCCTGATCGTGTCGCGGCAGAACGGCAAAGGCAGCGTTATCGAGGCGCTTGAGCTGGCGGCGTTGTTCCTGTTCGACGACGTGCAGCTGATCTTGCATTCGGCGCACAAGTTCGACACGGCCGCGGACGCGTTCCGCCGGATCCTGGCGCTGATCGAGTCCAACCCGGATTTCAGCCGTGAAGTGAAGAAGGTTGTCCGGTCCCACGGCTCGGAGTCGATCGAGCTCCATAACGGGAAGCGGCTCCGGTTCATTGCCCGCTCGAGCGGTTCGGGTCGCGGGTTCGCTGCCGACCTGGTCATTCTCGATGAGGCGTTCAATATCGGCGAGGACGCGATGGCGTCGATGCTGCCGACAATGAGCACGCGGCCGAATCCGCAGGTGTGGTACACGTCAACTGCCGGGATGCCTACATCGGTGCAGCTGGGACGGGTACGCGGCCGCGGGGTCGCTGGCGGTGACCCGTCGCTGGCGTTTTTCGAGTGGTCCGTCGATTCCGGCGGTTATGACGCGGCGGACCCTGCTGAGTGGGCGAAAGGCAACCCCGGGCTCGGGATCCGGATCACTGAGGATTACGTCGAACTTGAGCGGGCTGCGCTGGCACCGGAGGATTTCGCGCGGGAACGCCTGGGGGTCGGCATGTATCCGACCGACCTCGCGGACGCGTGGCAGGTGATATCGCGGGATGCGTGGCTGTCGCTGACAGATGCACTGTCGGTGCCGGATGATCCGGTGTGTTTCGCGGCGGATGCGATGCCGGGAGGTTCACACGCCGCGATCGGCGTCGCGGGGCGCCGTTCTGACGGTTTGCTGCATGTCGAGGTCGTCGACCACAAGCCCGGTACGGCGTGGGTCGTTCCCCGCCTGGTGGAGCTCGTCCGCAAGCATGATCCGTGTGCGGTCGTGGTCGACGCCACAGGGCAGGCCGCGAGTTTGATCGGGCCGCTCGAGCAGGCCGGGATTGAAGTTCTGGCACCGGCGGCGCGTGATGCGGGTAAGGCGTGCGGCCAGTTCTTCCAGGCGGTCACTGATAGCCGGGAGATTCGGCATCGCGGGGATTCTGCGCTTGCGTCGGCGCTGGGCGGGGCGCAGACACGGCCGCTGGGCGATGCGTGGGCTTGGGCGCGTCGTTCAGCGGCCGTGGACATCAGCCCGCTGGTCGCGGTCACGCTCGCGGCGTGGGGTCATGGCGTGAAAGCCCCGGTCGCCGATCCGGGCGTCTGGATCATCTAGGGAGACATCGTGCGGACACCGGTTGTGCTGCTGCTGCTTGCCATGGCCGGGTTTATCGGCGGTGCGGCCCTGATCGGCGTGTGGGCTATCGGGCTTGCGGTCATGACGGTGTCGGTCGCTGGCGCGTATTTCGCGTTGTTCTATGACTGGCCGGATGTGAAGCCGGGCGTGCATCTGGTTCCATCTGCGAGGTCGGTTGCTGACGTTCTTGAGCGGGCGCGTGCCGCGTCGTGAGGCTGATTGACCGCTGGACGCGGCGTGCCGGCTACTGGGAGGGGATGGCGTCCGGCGCCGCTGTCTTCACCTCCACGTACGGGTCGTCGAATAAGGAAGCGGTCCTGCCGCAGGTGACGGCGTGGGCGCAGCAAGAATACGGCTCCAACTCGGTCGTCTTCAGCGCGATCCTTTTGCGGCTGATGCTGTTCTCTGAGGCGTTGCTGTGCTGGCAGCACCTGGACGACAAGTCACTGTGGGGTTCCGTCACCGACATGCGGACCAAAGGCTCGAGCGCCCTTCGGCTGTTGCAGGAGCCGTGGCCGGACGGGTCGACGGGTGAATTGCTGGTCCGGATGGAACAGGACGTGTCGCTGGTCGGCACCGCGTACATCTGGAAGGTTCCGGATGAGCCGCTGCTGGTCCGGTTGCGACCGGACTGGACGACGATCATTTCCGAGTTGGTGAATGTGCCGGGCGGCGGGCAGTACCGGCGCCGCGTCGGGTACTGGGTTGAACCGCCGAAGACGGTCCTGGATCAGGGCAAAGGCCAGTTTTATCCGGCGGATGAGGTGGCGGCGTGGGCGCCGATCCCCGACCCGCAAGCCGCGTTCCGCGGCATGAGCTGGCTGACACCGGTGTACCGGGACGTCAAGGGCGACGACGGGATGACGACGTACAAAATCAAGTACCTCGACAATGCTGCCAGCCCGAACATGCTGATCAAGTACGCGCAGAAACTGCAGCCCGGCACTGTTGACGCGGTGCGGGAGCGGATGCAGGCCCGGTACGCGGGACCGGATAACGCGTTCAAGACCCTGGTCCTGGATCAGGGCGCGGATGCGACGGTGATCGGCAACAGCCTGCAGCAGATGGACTTTTCCGGGGTGGCGGCTGCGGGTGAGCAAAGGATTCTGGCTGCTGCCATGGTTCCCGGGGTCCTGGTCGGTCTCGAACCACTGCGCGGGGCCGGCCGGGGCTACCAGGAGTCGATGCAGAAGTTCGCGAACATCTGGGCGCGGCCGCAGTGGCGCAGTGCGTGCGGTGCCTTGTCGAAGCTTGTGGCCGTCCCTGACGGGTCGCGGCTGTGGTTCGACGCTAGCGATATCGCGGCGCTGCAAGACGGCGAGATGGAAAAAGGGCAGACCGCCCTCGTCAAAGCGCAGGCACTGCTGGCACTGTCGCAGGCCAATTACACCCACGAGTCGTCGGTCGCGTACATCACATCGATGGACCCGGCGACCCTGAAAGAAAACCCCATCCCGGTCGCGCCGCCGTCGCAGCCGGTGCAGCATCTGCTGCCGCAAACCCAGCCCGGTGTCACCGCGTCTCCGTTGCCGCCAGCCAGCCCCAGGCTGCCCGTAGGGCCGGCATCACCCGGGCAGGGCGGCGACGGCCGCAGGCCCATCCCCCGCGCTACAGCGGCGCGGAGGGCGATCACGACCGGCGCGAACGGTCATGGCTGAATCCGGCACCGAACGCCTCCACCAGTACTGGGTCCACGGTGAAGGCGCAGCCAAAATCGGGTGGGGTGCCCCCGGCGACTTCGACCGCTGCGTCCTGCACCTGTCGAAGTACATCCGGGACGCCAAGGGTTACTGCAACCTTGCGCACCACGCCGCCCTCGGGATTTACCCGGCGACGCATGCGAAAGAAATGGGAAGGGCGGCCGTGGCCGATAACAAGCCGTACGGCGACGTCAAGTACGCCGACCCCAAAAACGGGAAATACCCCGTCGACACCGAGGCGCATGCGAAGGCGGCGTGGTCGTACATCAACATGCCGAAAAACGCTGCCCAGTACCCGATGAACGGCGTAACGCTCAGTGAGGTGAAGGGCCGGATCATGGCGGCATGCAAGAAGTTCGGCATCGAGATCAGCGACGACTCATCCCGCGGCGACACCGTGCCGCCGATGCCGTTTGTCCGGTCGTTCCCGCTGCAAGACATTTCCATCCGTGCTGGCGGTGACGGCCGCACCGTCGACGCCTACGCGACCGTGTTCGACACGCCGGCGCCGATCCACGATAAGGACGGCGACTACATCGAGGTGATTGACCGGCGGGCGTTCGACCGGATCCTGCCGAAGCTGGCGCCGTCGGGTAGCCGGTCGGGGTGGCGGCTGGGCGTGTTCTACAACCACGGCATGACGATCCACGGCACCCCGTCGGACCGGCATTCGATGCCGATCGGCGTCCCCCTCGAAGTGAAGGCCGACGACCACGGCCTGTTCACCAGAACCCGCTACCACAAGGGCGAACTCGCCGACCAGGTGCTCGAGGCGATCCGCGAAGGATCCCTGTCCGGCTATTCGTTCTCAGGTGCGTTCCACCGGTCCACGCCGCTCGTCCCTAGGGGCGGGTTCCGCCCCGACCGGGCCGGCAATTTGCCGACGGTGCGGAGGACTGAAAGCACGCTGCGCGAGTACGGCCCGACGCCGTTCCCCGCGTACGCGGACGCCGACATCATCGGCGTCAGATCTGAGCAGATCATGGCTCAGCTCGACCACATCACCGAATTGCTGCGCTCCGGCACTCCCCTCGGGGACTTGCCGGAGCTTTCCGCCGCTCCCAATGAAGGGGACTCGGCGTCCGAGGACTCGCACATCGTGCGCTCCGGTCGGCCAGTGAAGCAGGTAATCCAGGCCAACAGGTCGGATTTCCTGCAAAGGCAGCACCGGAGGTAGCTGTGACCGCAGTTGACGACCGGACCGCGACCGCGGCTCCGGATGATGAGGCACGCGCCCGGCAGACGGCGCTCCGTGCCCAGTACCGCACCCTGCAGGAGCAGGAATCCCGGCAGCGTTCCATCGTCGCCGAGCTCGCGAAGATCGACGACATCCCTGAGCCTGACGACGGTGACCTGTCGTGGCAGGGGACGCTGATCACCGAGCACGACGACCTGGATGTCCTCGCCGAGCCGTTGCGGAAGCGGGCGAAGGACATGGAACGTGTCCGCGCTGCGCACGCGAATCCGGCGAACCGTGAGGGCCCGGAGCGGACCCCGGATCTGGTGACGAGCAATGTCATCAAGGATGACCCGTTCCGTGAGATGGACCGGGTGTCGCGTGGCCTGGTGGAACCGATGGAGGTCCGTGGCCGTGCCCAGGACGCCATCGAGTTTTACTCGCACCGCGGTGATCTGACGCATGATTTCGCGGAGAACGCGGCTCAGATGGCGCAGGACCAGTTCCTGGGTCAGGCGAACGTGGCGCGTCACATCCTCGAAACCGGCAGCCCTGACTATTACGACGCGTTCCGCGCGTACCTGTCGGACCCGGCGAAGTACTCAGCCCGTGCGTCACTGACGCTGACCAGCGCGAATGGTGGTTATTTGCTGCCGTTTGTCCTGGATCCGACCATCATCTTGACCAACTCGGGATCGGCGAATCCGTGGCGCCGCATCTCGAACATCAAGCAGACAACGAGCTCGACGTGGAACGGCGTCAACTCCGCTGGTGTCACCGCGGCGTGGCTCGCTGAGGCAACCCCCGTCATCGACCAGGCGCTGACGGTCGGTCCCGTCGTTGTCACTCCGAGCAAGGCTGCTGCGTGGGTCTACGGATCGTACGAAGTTCTCGAAGATACAGATTTCGGGCAGCAGCTGCCTCGCTTGCTGGCAGATGCGAAGGACCGGCTCGAGGAGGCGGCGTTTGCCACCAACACGACCGCTGGTATCCCGATCGGCATCGTCCCTGCCGCGACCACGGTGGTGACGACCGGTACGACGCTGGTGATCGCACTGGCCGACGTGTACGCCGTTCAGGCCGCCCTGCCGGCAAGGTTCCGGAACAGTCCGAGTGCGGCTTGGGTTGCGAACGTCGCGCAGATCAACAGGATCCGGCAGCTTGACACCGCGGGTGGTTCGTCGTTCTGGACGAACCTCGGCAAGGGTCAGCCGGAAACCCTGCTGGGTGCCCCGATTTACGAGTCGACGACCATGTCCGGGACTGTCGCGTCAGGTCAGCTCGAAGCGATCTTCGGGGACTTCTCGCAGTACATCATCGTGGACCGCGTCGGCGTGTCCATGATTTACGACCCGCTGGTTCAGGGTGCGGGCGGCATCCTGCCGTCCGGTCAGGCCGGATGGTTCATGTTCTGGCGGGTGGGCGCGAACCTGACCACGGTCAACGGGTTCCGCGTCATGAAGGGCGCCTAACCGCCTAGTGGTTGTTCCCGGCCGCGTCCCCCGTCGCGGCCGGGAACATCAGACAGGAGACAGATCATGGCCGCAAGGTTCGCCACCGTCGGCTACACGTACGTCAACGCCGCCGGCGCGTCGGTCACGATCCTGCCCGGCGTCACCCGCGACTCCGTGACCGACGCCACCGAGATCGCTATCTTCGCGGCGAACTGGACGGCGACCGTCCCCACCGCCGCGACGATCGGGCAGACACTGTCCGGGTGGGAAGCGTCATATCCCAAAGGACAGGTGAGCTGAATGGCGTACCAGGCAACCGACACGTTCGTAGCCGAGATCGACGGCGCCCCCGTCGCTGTCCAGCGGGGTACCGTCCTCGCACCGGATCATCCGGTGGTGAAGGCACTCGGGAAGACAGCACTGTTCACGCAGGTCACCATGGATGATGAGGCGCCGAAGAAGAAGCGTGGCCGCCCTTCCAACGCCGACAAGGCCGCAGCTGCGGCTGCCGAAGAGAACGGCGACAGCGACGACGGGGACGACGGGGACGACGGGTAATGCCGACACCGCCGGGCTACAAGATCTGGGAAAACGCGACCGCCCTCACCGTCAGCACCACGCTCACCGGGTTTTACGACACCACCGGGTACACCAATATCTTGCTGTCAGCCGTTATCGCGAACTCGACGGGCACAACCACGTTCACGATCGAGGGCAGTTTCGACGGCACCACCCTCGACGCGACGATGGTGTACACCCCGGCAGTGACCGCGTCGACTGGCGTGGCCGGGACAGTGTTCGCAGTCCAGCATCCCTTCATCCGGTTCAGGGTCGTCCAGGCGACCGCGACCGCGACAACCAGCACTTTCTTCGTCCAGTCAAGGGCGTGATGAGATGCCGTATTACCCTCCGGATACCCCGCCGGCGGAACCGGCGCAGATGCCGCAGGCCACTACCCCCGGCCCTGCGCCCGTGCCGTACACGGGAGGGGACCAGTCACCCGAACCGCCCGTCTACAGCCCTATGCCGGTGTCGCTGGACCCCCCTTCCGTTGAGGTGATGAATGGGGTGTCCGGCAACGCGATCCAGGAATCCGGGTACGCCCACGACATCAACGCCGGCCTCGTCACCACCTATTACCCCGGTGTGACGTCGCCGATCTTCGTGGGCGGCGACCCTGACCCGGGTGGCCGCGACATCGCGTCATCCACCGTGCAGGGTGCTGTCGACGCCCGGGAAGCGTTTTACATGAACCAGGAAGCCGACACCCATCCCCAGGGCAGCAACCTCGGCGGGCAGATGACGTTCCCGCCGGCGCCGGTCGACCCCGGTGCCGGTCCTGGCGAAGCAATGCCGTCCGGTGCTTACTACGATCCCCCGCGGAGTTACTGATGACGAACCCGATGCAGCAACTGGACCCGCAGCCCGCACCCGACCCGATTACTCCGCGTGACACGCCCAGCAACCCGGCCGGGTTCGCGCAGGTGACCCCCCACGGTCAGGGTCCGTCGTGGTATGACATTCAGGCACCGATGGCGGATCTGTCAGGCGCGTATGACGCTGCGGGCGCGGTCGGCGGTGCCGGGATCGTGTACCCGCAGGGTCCGCGGCAGGCGCAGACTGAGCAGCTGATCCAGTCGCCGCAGGGGTTCGCGACTAGCGGGTATGACATTGACGCCGGGTGGACCGGCGGGTGGCCGAACGACGTTGAGCCTGACGTCGCCGGCCCGTGACAGCACCCGCACTCACGAACCATCGCCGGGCAGCGACCGGGACGCGCCTGAACCTCGGGTGCGGCCGCGACATCCGGCCAGGCTGGGTCAACGTCGACTGCGTCCCCGCAGCCGGCGTCGACGTGGCGACCGACTTCGACCACGACCCGGTCCTGCCGTTCGCCGACGGGACCGTCGGTTATTCCGAAGGCATCCACGTCATCGAGCACCTGCACAATCCGCTGCCGTTCATGCAGGAACTGTGGCGGGTCACCCGATCCGGCGGGCAGGTGGTGTTCCGCTGCCCGTACGGGTCCACCGACGACGCCGACGAGGACCCGACACACGTCAGGCGGATGTTCGCGGGGTCGTGGGGGTATTTCAGCCAGCCCTACTACCACCGCGCCAGCTACGGGTATGAGGGCGACTGGCAGCTGACCGACCTGACCCTGTCGGTGTTTCCCGAGTTTTCGGACTGCTCGGACAGTGAGCTGTGGTCGATGATCCGGTTCCAGCGGAACGTCGTCGCCGAGCAGACGGCTGTGCTGCGGTGCGTGAAACCGGTGCGGAAGCCGCTTAGGGATCTGCAGGAAAAGTTCGCCCTGACCCTGCACCGGCGGGCGAAGTGATCCGGGGATGGCTTCACCGTCGCCGTTGTAGCCGCGCTGCGCCGCGTCCTCTGACCGAGGCTGCGCGTGAGGCCTATTTCGGTGGCTGGAAGTTCTATTGTCCTCGCTGCGGACAAGGCTGGGGAACTTTCCGTGCCTGACCTAGTCGCCGGCTATGTGCATGGCGGGACGGTGCGGGCCGAGTTCGCCGCGTCCGTCCTTGACATGGTGACGAAAGGACCCGTCAAAGTCGAGGCGGTCCTGGCGTACCAGTCAGGACCCAACATCTCCACCGGCCGGAACCTCCTCGTCAACTCGTTCCTGACGGAATACAGCGCGCCGTGGCTGCTCATGCTGGACACGGACATGGTGTTCGCCCCCGACGCCGCCGCCCGCCTCATCGAAGCTGCTGACCCCGTCGACCGGCCTGTCACCGGTGCGTTGTGTTTCTCGCAGAACTTTCAGGGTGAGCCGTACTCCACCATGTACGAGCTCACCGAACCGGAACCGGGCAGGCTGGCGTTCGCCCGCCGCTCCGACTGGCCCGACGATGAATGCGTCCGCGTGTCAGCGACCGGCGCGGCGTGTCTGCTCATGCACCGCGACGCCCTCGAGTTGGTGGGGAAGACGTCGAAAGACCCGGCCGCGCCGTGGTTCCGCGAAAACTCGGTCGGTGCCCCGCTGGCTTTGATGGGGGAGGACATGACGTTCTGTCTCCGCTGCCAGGCCGCAGGAATCCCCGTCCACGTGTACACCGGCGTTCAGGCCGGTCATATGAAAGCCATGATGCTCGGAAAGGTGACCTGACGTGCCCAACAGCGAGTTGTATACCTGCAGGTCAGGCATCGTGACCGTCAACTCGGGGACGGCGACGCCGCTGCATTCCGTGGTGGCGGCGGCGACGTTCCGGGCGTGGGCTGTCGGTGTCCGCGTCAACATCGTCGCCTCCACCGCCGCCGCCGGGCAGAACGTCCTGTTCCAGCTGGCGCGGCCGCTGGTCGCCACATCGACGGGCACCACCGCGACCCCGATCCCGGTGCCGCATGACTTTTCCGCCCCGGCGTCGCTGCTGACGAACTACACCGCCTGGTCGACACCGCCGACGATAGGCGTGGTCGTGTGGGAGCAGGAACTGCCGTTCACGTCCGGGTCGAGCTGGGAGGAGTTCCCGCCGACCGGTTATGAGTGGCAGATCCCCGCCATCGCGAACGGCGCGGCGAACAACGGCGTCCACATGTTCGTCACCTGCTCTATCGCGAACTCGTCCACGTTCACATCCGACATCATCTGTTCCTACTGACCGATGGCGAACCATTTCCCCGCGAACCCGGGGATGCAGCTGGCGAACCTGCAGTATCAGATCGACATGGCACCGGTCGCGGGGTCGCATAACTCGTCGCCGGAACAGTCGATGCAGGCTCGTCAACTTCGGGTTCGAACGCACAGACCCCGGTACGGGCGCGATCACGTTCGACTTCTCGCTGTTCGATCAGGACAACTATGAGGCCGGGCTGCGGACGATGCTGACCGGCATCTGCACGTCTTGGGCGGGGAACCTGGGTGTCCCTTTGGCGACCACGCAGGCGGGAATGACGGTGACCAGGGTGTGGACGTTCGGGTCGGCTGACTCACTGGGCGGCACGTCGCCTGTGTTCACGATGACCGACACGATGACCTACCCGTAGGAGCGGCGCCGTGAGCTACCAGTCAGGCACGCAGACGGAGGTCATGTATTCGGTCGCGTCACAGTCGACGGAACTGGCGACGTTCACGACCGAGGACAACCTGCAGAAAACATATCCGCCGTGGATCGGGATCCAGCCCGGGTTCTTCACCCGCGCCACCCCGTACGCGACATGCCTGAAAATCAAGGCCAGCGGCCAGATCGGCGGGACGACGACGCCGACGTTCCTGTTCTCACTGCGGCTGATGGCGAACACGTCGACGTGGGCGAACACCGGCCTGCTCCTCGGCGCGACCGCAGCGCAGGCTATCTCAGGGACACTGGTGCGATGCCCGTGGTTCGCGGACATCGACGTAACCGTCCGGTCGCCGGCACTAGGGGCGAACACCACCGTCGTGACGACGGGCACGATCATCTCCCCGATTTTCACGCTGCCGGTCACGATGCCGTCGCTGGCTGTGTCCCCGGCAGTGGCGACGCTCGACGCGAGCTCGACGTATTTCCCGTTCCTGTCGGTGGCGTGCGGCACGTCGAATGCGCTGAACCTGATCAACATGCAGACGCTGAAGGTTTACGGCGAGAACTGACCGGGAGGCTTCCCGCTTAGGGCGGTGACGCGTGGCCTGGTCGGTCCTGCAGTCCAACTCCGCCATCAACGCCGGCAGCGGCAACGCCGCTGTCACGTTCACGACGGCGAACCTGTCAGCCGGGACGAAGATCATTGTCTGGGTTGAGGTTTCGGCGTCGACGTCGCCGCAGACGGCCGTCACCGCTGTTAAAGACGGTGCGCTGAACGCGTGGACGCAGCTGCGGGTCGCGTCGAACAACTCCAGCGGCGCTATCTTCCTGTTCGCCCTGGACACTCCGGCCGGGGATGTCGGGACGAAGCCGACGATCACGGCGACGATCAACGCCAACTTCGGCGCCGCGATCCTGGTGCAGGAAGTCTCCGGGCTGCTGGCCGGGAACACGTCGGCGATGCTGGACGGCACCCCCGGCATCGCGACGGGGACCACGAGCCCGGCAACGACCGGCGCGCTTACGACCGCAGCGGCGAGCGAGTTCCTGACCGCCGGCTACGGCGACCCGGGCGACTCGATCACGGTCACCACCCCCGGCGGGTGGACGGCTGACGGCAAGAACGTCGGGCCGTCCACGCAGCAGGACCTGTCTGTCTACTACAAGAACAGCACGGGTGCTGCCGAGTCGGCGTCGCTGACACTGTCCGGTACTGCGGTCGACGGCTGGAACACCATCCTCGCCGCGTTCAAGCTTGCGGCTACGGCCAGTGGCGGACTGCCGGCGGTCCGGCCGGGCAAGACGTGGCTGCAGCGGTTCCGGCACAAGCAGGTCATGCCGTTCGCGGCACTCCCGGCAGCGGCTGCCGTCATCCCGGCGGTGCCGCAGCGGCCGGTCATCATCCCGCGCCCTCCGGCGAGGGCCAGGATCGGGCCGCGGGGTTTGTGCGCGGCCGGTGTCGCCGTGGCTGCGGCGGTCACGGTACCCGCTGCAGCACCCCCGCGGCCACCAGCACCCCACCGTCTCCCGCCAGCCCGCGCCCATATAGGGCCGCAGGGACGCTCGGGTGCCGGTATCGCCTCGAGCATCGTCACGCCGCTCGGGTCACCGTCACGACCGCACCCGTTTGTCTTCCGGTCCCCGGCTCCGGCACGCGGCCGCTGGCACGGCAACGCAGGCCCGCAGCCAGTCACCGTCGTTGTCGTCGCCTACCAGCGGCCACCGCCGCAGATCCCCCGCCAGCGGTCGCAGCGGGCCTTGTGGCGCGGATTCGGCAGCCGGGTCGTCACGCCGCTCGGCACACCAGGGCCGTTGTGGCGGCCGCAGCCACGCCACCCGGCACCGGCCAGGGTCGTATGGCGCGGCGGTGCCGGTCCGTTCGCTGCCGCCGTCGTGGCGCCGCAGGCATACCAGCATCCGCCAGCCCAGGCCAGGCGCCCGGCACCCAGACGGGCACTGTGGCGCAGCGGTGCCGGGGCGAATGCGGCTCCGGTTGTCACCGCCGTTCAGCATCCGCTGCCGCTGCCGCGCAGCAAACCGCCGCGTCGTGCCCTATGGCACGGCAACACCGGTCCGCAGCCACCGGCCGTCCAGGCGACCGCGCTGCCGCATTGGCAGCCGCTCCCGGCCAGGCGGAAGCCAGCACGGGCTGTCTGGCGGTACATCCTCGGCCTCGTCAACGCACCACCGCCAGTCGTCACCGGCCCGTGGACGCTGACAGCAGGTGACCAGGCCACCGCCGGCCTCACCCCGGCACAGGCCGCGGCCGCGCTGACGGCGGCCGACACGGGCAGCAAACTCACCGCGACCGGCACCTCATCGGCACTGACCGCGACCGGAGCCGGAACCACGACGCAGACCCCGGCAGCCGCTGACCCGTCGGGCGCAGGGCACGGCAACGCCACCGACAAGCCCGGTTCGGCTATCACGGCAACCACGCAGCCCGCCACCTCAACTACGACGACGCAACGGACGGGAGGCCCGGGTTGAGTCGCTATCCGACCGGTCAGCCGATCCGCCTGTCCACCACAGTCCGCGACGTCACCGGCACTTTGGTCGACGCCGGCGTGCTCACCCTGCTGGTGAAGATCCGCAACGCCGACGGCACCACGACAACCACCGGCACCTACGCCACCCCCGTCCACGACGGCACAGGGCTGTACCACCAGGACGTCCCCGTCGCCGACCTCGGCCTGCTCGGCCACTACCAGTACACGTGGACAGCGACCGGAACCGGCGCCGGTGTCTCCTTCGGCGACTTCGACGTGTTCGACCCGTTCGAACCTGCCTTGCTGCCGTTGCAGGACGCCAAAGACGCCCTGAACATCCCGCAAACCAACACGACGGTAGACAGTGAGCTCGGCTCATATATCGCCGCCATTGAGTCAGCTATCGAGTCGTATACGGGCGGCCCGATCCTCAACACGACGATCGTGGAACGTGCCGAACTACAAAGCGCCTACACCGTCCTCTGCGTCCGGCAGCGGCCCCTCGTCTCAGTCACGTCCATCGTGTCCATCGCGTCCGGGCAGGCCATCGACATCTCAGCTGGTCTTGACCTCGACGTGAACGCGGGGCTGATCCGCCGCAAACTCGGGTGGCCGTTCTACGGCCCCTACTTCACGTGGCTGCCCGCCATGAACGTCACCTACGTCGCCGGGTGGGGTGTCACCGTCCCTGCAGCGTTCAACGTCGCCGCCCGGCTGATCATCCAGTCGCTGTGGGAATCCCAGCACGGACCCAGCGCGCGGCCGTCGATGGGCGGCGGCGACATGGCGTCACTGCCGGGGTTCGGGTTCGCGATCCCCAACCAGGCCGCCGAGCTACTCGACGGCGCACAAGGCGGCGTGCCGTTCATGTCGGAAGCGTACGTCTGACGTGCGTCATCCGGTCGTTCCGCATCACCCGATCCACCACAACCCGACGGGCGGCGGCCGCGGCGGCCCGGTGCATAAGAAGCCGCTGCCGCCCGGCAAGGCGCACAAGAAGCCGAAGCCGGCGAAGAAGCCGAAGAAACCCCCGGCGAAGAAACCTGCCCGGAAATGGTCACCTGGCTGGGACGTGGCGTGCTGCTCCGCTGAAGCGGTCGGCCTGCTGCTCGGCTTTTCGGACGCCGAAGTGCTCGAGCTCTACTGGGCGACCGCGGATGACCCGGACGAGGGCGCATCCATCGAAGACACGCTCGGGGCGGCGTGGCCCGGTCTTGGCAGCCTCCATCCGGCATCCCGGCGTATGGGCGCGGTTCCGGGCCACGCCGCTGGCCTGATTCTAGGCATCCAGCTCGCCGAGCCGCATGCGGTCGCGGTCACCCCCGACGGCACCTGGTGGTCCTGGGGCCAGCCCTGGCAGCCGCCACCCGGCCTCATCATCGACGAAGCATGGGCGGTGCTGCTATGCCAACCGTGACGAGTCGCATCCCCGCACTCACCGACTACCTCGTCAACCTCTTCACCAGCGCCGCCACCCTCGGCACCGCGACACCACCGGTCACCATCTTCGACGGGCCCCCCACCACCGAACTCGACCCGCCGCTAAAGCTCTACATCGGGTGGACCGACCCCGACGATGCCACCGGAGAACCCGGCGCCGAATCAACGCAGGACTGGGCGGGGTTCGGGCGCCTCGCTCGCGACGAGTTCGTCACCATTCACTGCTGCGCCGAAGCGTGGTCCGGGGTCGACGACATCAAGGCGATGCGGACAGCCTGCACCGCCATCACAGGTGCCGTCGAAACGCTGATGCAAACCGACAACAGCCAGTTCGGCGGCAACGTCCTGTATCCGGCGCCGGGACTGACGAACGTGTCAACCCCCCAGAACAGCAACACCGGCAAAGGGTCGCTAGTGCGGCAAACATTCGACCTGATTTTCAGATGCAGGATCGGCGGTTTCTAGGAGAGCCATGAGCAAGGTAAAGAACATCTCCGGCGGGCCGCTGGACGTGCCGCTGCTGAACCGGCAAGTCGAAGCGGACGAGGTCGTCGACGTCCCCGATTTCCAGCCCGGCCACACCGACGAGGATCCGCTGCCGATCATCTGGCCGCCCGACAAGTGGGCGCCGGTAGCTGACAAGAAGACAAGTAAGGCGGCTGGCTGATGCCTACCTATGCGTCCGGACTGAGCGGCCAGGTCGGCGTCATCGCTGAGTCAACGTACGGGACCCCGGTGACGGTAACTAAGTTCTACGAGTTCCTGTCAGAGAACCTGCAGTACAACCCGACATGGCTTGACGGCATGGGCCTGAAATCCGGGCAGGCGTTTAACCGGTTCTCCCGGACCGTGGTGTCGCAGAAGGATGTCAACGGCGACCTCACCATGGAACACACCTCCGGTGAGGCCGCGAACGCGGTCGCCGACAGCATGGGGTTCTGGTGGAAGTTCGCCCTCGGCTCCACGCTGGTCACTCCCACCGTCGTGCTCGGTACGGCGTTTAAGCAAGTCCACACGCCAGGGTCGAAGGCTGGCCAGTTCATGACGGTCCAGGTCGGCCGTCCCCAGATTTCTGGTGTCACCGTCCAGCCATTCACCTACACCGGCGTGAAACTGACCGACTGGGAATTCTCGTGTAATGACAACCAGATCGCCCAGCTGAAGGTCACGTTCGACGGCCGCGACGAAGGCACCGGCACCGGCCTCGCCGCCGCGTCCTACCCGACCCCCAACGGCCTGTTCGCGTTCTCCCACGCATCGGTGATGACGATCGGCGGCACCGCATCGACGTCCGCTGGTGAGACAACGGTCGCGGCCGGGGTGTCCCTCGGGTCCCTGGTCAACGGCATCGTGATCACAGGGTCGAACCCGATGAAACTCGACCGGTACGGCCTCGGCAACCAGGGCCTTAAGGGTGAACCGATTGAAAATGCTATCCCGACAATTACGGGCACTCTTAACACCGAGTTCTTTTCTAGGACAGAACTTTACGACGTCTTCAAGACCGCAGCGGGGACGGCGCTGCAGCTCGACTTCACGAAGTTCGATTCGGCTGGCCTTGACGCGAACGGCGTCGCCTCAGGGCCGAACCCGTTCCGCCTGTCGTTCATCTTCCCGAAAGTCCTCTTCAAGACTGGCAGCGTCAACGTGAACGGGCCGGACGTTGTGCCGCAGCAGGTCGGGTTCCAGGCGTACGACGACGGGTCCGGCACCAACCCTGTTATGCAGGTGAAGCTGGTGAGTAAAGAGTCGTCAGCTATCTGACCCGCGCTGTTCCGCTTCGATGAGTTCTTCGATGAGCTGACTGCGGGTGATGTCACGTTCCGCGGCCCGGACCCTGAGCCAGCGGACGAGGTCGTTCCGCACCCAGACGGAGATCTGCCGCCTGGGTGCCGCGTCGTCTGTCATCGGGTTAGTACCCGGTGCCGCTCTGGCTGACGGCTGCGGCGAGGCTGATCAGGAACGCGACGATGATGGCGGCGCCGACAGCGAACCACAGCCAGCCGAGCACGACAGCCCACGTTGCCAGTGCGGATGCACGGTAGCCTGCTCGCTTTGCCTGGCCCATGGACACGTGGCCCATGATGGCGCCGACGGGCGGCACGATCCAGGCGAGGACGAACGCCCAGATGTCGATGTTCTGGGCGTTGGCCCTGGGCCGCTGGCGGGGGAGTACCTGGCTGTTCATTAACTGCCTCCTGTTGTCAATACCAAAGTATTCGGCCTACTTAAGGATGTCAATGGCGGACCACACGGTTGCCGCGGCGAAAATCATCGCCGCCGAGGCGCAGCGGCTTGCCGCCCGGTGGTCGGTGCAGGTGCCGCCGTCGATCCGGGTAACCGGCGGCGGCACCTCCGCCACCATCATCAGCCAGGTCGGCCCGTCGTATCCGAATGAGGTCGCCGGGGTCCGGCACCCGGTGTACGGGAACCGGCACAACTGGGTCCTCAACCAGTACCGGCCGTTCCTCGCACCGGCTGCGGATGCGAAGGCGGATGCGGCAGCCGCGGAGGTCGCGAAAGTGGTCGACGACTACGCCCACGCCGACGGATTCGCGGGTACCGGATGAAGATCGAATTTCAGGGCCGCACGTGGCAGGTCGACACGGATGAGATCGGCCTGCGGCAGGCGATGGTGATCACGTCCCGGCTCGGGTCATCGCTGACCGGGTGGGAGAAAACCCTGACCGATCCCGACAGCCCGCAGTGGCTGACCGCGGTGGAATGCCTGTACTGGCTGATGCTGGCGCAAGACGGGCAGCAGGTCCCGATCGGCGAAGTCGATTTCCCGGTCCTGAAACTGGCGGAGGCGTTCGCTGACGCCGCGCTCGCCGAAGCGAAGCAAACCGCAGCCGAGCAGGAGCCGGACCCTACGAAGTCCGCCGCCAGCAACGGCGCGGCGGCGCCTCAGCCAGCAACACCGGTAACTGGCTGAACCGGTACCGGGACGAACCTGACCTGCGGGCGTTGCGGTACCGGTACCTGTTCGACCTTGCCCAGATCTGCCACTGTCCCCCGCCGGTCGTCGACGAGCTGAGGTTCCTCGACTTCGCGTTCCTCGCCGAAGGGCTGGAGAAGATGCGCGCCGACCAGCAGAAAGCCGAGGCCAGGAATGCCGCTCGTTAAGTCGGTGCTGGTGCGGCTCGGCGTGACCGGCGAAGACAAGGTCAAGACAAAGCTCGACGAGTTGCGTGCCAAAGCAGACGCCCTCGGGCATATGGACCCGAAGATCAAAATTGATCTCGAGATCGCCCGGGCTGAGCTGAACCTGAAGATTTTGCGGGAGGAGATCACCGCAGAAGACGCAGCGAAGATGAAGCTGCAACTGGACACGTCTGAGGGGGTGGCGAAACTCGCGGCGCTGCAGGCCATGAAAGACCATCTCGACGACCCCATCGACATCAAGATCAAGACCGATAAGCGGTTCAACTTCGCCGGCGCCGGTGGCGGCTTCTTCGGCACCATCACCAAGGGGCTCGAGTCGATCCTGAACCTCGGCCCCGCCGCCATCCCCGTCCTCGCCGGTATCGCCGGCATCATCCTCGTCATGATCCAGTACATCGGCGCGCTTATCACCGAGCTGGCGGCCGCGGGGATCGGTATCGCCGCGTTCGGTGTCCTCGCGATCCCGACGTTCATGAAAATCTTTGCCGGCATCCAGGCTGTGTCCGGCGCGGCCGATAAGGTCGCGAAGGCGGCGGCGTGGAAAGCGATCCCGGCTGCGATCCGTCCCGCTGTCCAGGCTGGCCTGGACCTGAAGGGGACGTTCGACAAGCTTGTCCTGGCGATGCGGCCGCAGGCTGTCCGCATCTTCGGCGATGCCCTGAAAATCGTGTCTGACGCGCTGCCGCTGCTGCTGCCCATCGCCCATTCGGTGGGGAAGGCCATCGACGGGTTGCTGCGAGGGTTCGACGGGTTCGTCAAGTCGGCCGGGTTCAAGGCGTTCATGTCGCAGATGGATGCACTCGCCGGGCCCGCGGTCAAAGCGATCGGCGTCGGGCTCGGGGAGGTCGCGACAGCGCTGGGTGACCTCATCCAGGCGGGCACGAACCCGGAAGGTCTGCAGATGCTGGCGGCCACGTTCAAGATCCTCGCCGGCACCATCCGCGGTATCGCGAACGCTATCCGGATCGGGCAGAACGCCTTTTACGCGTTCATGGGTTTCATCACCGGCCCGTTCGCCTCCGTTGTCATCGGCACGGCGAAACGGGTCGCGGACGCGTTCCTCACCATGATCTCGACGGTCGCCCGGATCGGCAGCCATGTGCCGGGGTTCGGGTGGCTGAAAGGCATCGCCGACTCCGCTGACCGCGCGAAAATACGGGTCGATAACTCGCTCGAAGGGATGCTTGCGAAGGCGAAAGCGGTCAACGCGAGCATCAACAGCCTGCAGACGGTGTTCAAGCTGCAGGGCAACATCACTGACCTGCAGAACAAGATCGCGGCAGCGAAGGCGTCGCTGAGAACGGTTCCCAAGTCGCAGCAGACAAGAATCCGGGCCGACATCAGTCAGGCGCAGCAGCAGATCGCGGCGATCCGGGTCGCTTTGATGGCGCTGAATGGTCTTACCGCTACCACGTACGTGAACACGATCAGCATCGGCGGCGGGAACCGGATCCGCGGTTACGCGTCCGGTGGTCCCGTCACTGCAGCTGCGACGGGTGGTCTCCGGTCTGGGCTGATCAAGGTCGGTGAGCTCGGCCCCGAACTCATCAGCGTTCCCGTCGGATCGTACGTGCACACCGCATCTGAGTCGCGGACCATGACGGCGGCCGCCGGCGGCGGCGGCGACTTCATCATCAACAACCTGTACGTCACGACGCCCGACGGTCCCAGCCTCGTCCGGTCGCTGCAGGACTACGCGAAACGGAACGGCCCGATCAAGCTGAGAGTCAGGAGCTGACCTGTGCCTGATGTTGACATTGCGATCACGGCCGGTTCCGGGACCCCCGTCCGGGCGTTCCAGAAAGTGTCTGGCGACTATGACCAGTATGTTCGCGAAGCCGGGGCGACCGCGAAAGGGACCCTGTCCAATATTCCGTGGCTGGTGACGACGACGGGGCTCACTACTGTCATCGCGGCGGACGTGACCCGGGTCGGGCTGGTTCTGGTCAGCGCGGCGACGGGGACCGTGTACCTGCGGTTCGACGCGACCGTCCCGACGCCTCTGGCGACGCCGCCGTTGTATGACTGGTACCTGCAGCCTGGCGACCGGTATGAGGTGCCGATGGCTTTCGACTCGCTGGCGGTGTCGATGATCGGGACGACAGCGGGCGGTTATATTCTCGCCGCGTCGGGGGTGTGCGCCTGATGCCTGTATCGCCGGCGGGGGTGGCGCAGGTCCCGAACTACTGGACGGTGTTCGGCCATTCCTATTTTCAGCACACCTTCGGCACGAGGACGCAGGCGGGCCGTGCTGACGCCTTGTTCCGTAATTTGCTGAACGTTGACCACACGTCGTTCGCGAACCTCGCGATCACCGGTTCGACGCTGACGCATCAGGGTGCTGCGCAAGGCGGGTACGCCCGCCTGCTGCAGAACGTGACCGGGTTCGAGCTCGGCACCAACGCCGGCCTCGGCCCGTACGTGGCGGGCGGCGGATCGTATCTGCTGACGTGGGGTATCAACGATCTCGGGTTCAACGGCAACACCGCCCAGTTCAACTCCGCCTACATTCAGGCCCTGCGGATGGCTATCAGCCGGTGCCGCATGTCAGTTCTCCGCGACGACGACTACGCGGGGGGTGCCGGGACCGGTGTCATCACGTACGGGGCCGGGTTCACGATCACGTTCTTCAACTCGGAGATCGCATCAGGGAACACCCTCCACACATGTAACACGACTGGTGCGAACGCCACTGTCACCATCACCCTCCCGACGGATTACAACGGGGAGGTGGTGGCGCTTTCGTTTATCTGCAACGGCGGCGTCAACGGCGGAGTCGTCACGTTCTCCGGCACCGCGGGCGTGACCGGCACCCTGTCACTGTCGAACATCATGCCTGCCACCTCCCTGTCAACATCGCCAGTCATACAGCGGATCAAGAACCTCACCTCCGCTAATGCGGGGCAGACGATCATCATCACCGTCACGTCGCTGGACGCCGGGCCGGGTGTCGTCTTGTTCGACGGGTACTGGCTTGAGGCGAAAAACCCGCCGCCGGTCCTGGTGTGCAACACTGCGCGGCTCCTCACCGCCGGGTATGCCGGGTACCTGACCGGTATCGGTGACGCTGACGTGAACACGTTCAACGCGCTCCTGCCTGCCCTGGTGGCTGAGTTTGACGGCATGGTCCAGATCGTCGACATCGACTCGGCGCTGAACAAGGACACCAACAAGTTCGCGTTCGACGGGCTGCACCCGAACGAGCTGGGCGCGGCTGCGATGTCGGATGCGATCCTGGCGGCGGTGCGGCGCCTGCCGGCGAATCAGTGGGGTGTCGCCGCATCGATCCAGCCGCCCGCGCCTCGCTCCGCTGCCGTGGTGCTGCCTGTCATCAACGGCCTGTGGTACACGTCGCAGTCCGACGGCGGACCTAACGGCACCGCGTACACGTCCGTGGCAGGGGATGTGTGGGCGATCCCGTTCGAGGTAACATCCGGGTTCTCCCGGTGGGTGCAATGGGATGTTGAGCTCATCACGTCGACCGTGGCGACGACGGTCCTGATGTGCATTTATGATGACCGCCGGTACCTGGGGTATCCGCAGCAGCTGTATCAGCAGCCCGCGAACGTCGCAGGCACGCCGTTGTCGCTGGCGACCGGTGCGGGCGCGAAACTATCCAGTACGACCCCGGCAACGAACGGGTACCTCAACATCGCTCCCGACCCGGGTTTGTACTGGCTGGCCCTGAAAATCATTACCGCGGGGACGACAACGTTCCGCACCATCAAAGGACCGTCGCTGTTCCTGCCGAACATGACCGGCGCCGGTCTCGGCGGTGTCGCGCCGTGCGGGTTCAAGCTGACCGGGCAGGGTGCCACCGCGCTGCCGGGGTCGTTCCCTGCTGGCGGGGTGGCGTCTGATAACGCGGTGATGATCGGCCTGCTGACCGGGTGACCTGATGCCGATCCTGCTGATCCCCACCGGTCTTACATCGGTCCCCGCCGCTGCGGCGTTCCCCGTCGTCACTATCGAGGCGATGTTCACCGGGTCGGCGTGGACGGACGTGTCCTCGTTTTACGACTCGAGCGGCGGCGGCCAGATCACGATCACCCGCGGTTCGAACCGCGTCGAATCACCGGTCATCCGCTACGACGCCGGAACGTGCTCGATTCCGTTGCTGAACACGGACCGCCGGTTCGACCCCGCGAACCTCGCCGGCCCCTACGTCACCGGCGCGTCGAGCTCGACGTTGCAGTGGCTGGCTGACGGGGCGAATACGCACACCATGTTCGGGTCCGACGCTGCGACGACGCGGACGTTCTTCGACAACAGCCGCGGGTTCCTGATGGGCGGCAACCCCGCGGTCAGCCCGGTTCAGGACGGCCTCGCCGCGAACCCGGTCCTGAACTACAAGTCGTATGTCCAGTTCCAGGCCGACATTGCTGGCAGCGTTATTAACACCGGCATCTTCCACTGGCTGCTGTATGACCCGGAATCGTGGTCGTTCACCCCGCTCGCCGAGCAGCAGGACCCGTGGACGGCGATGACGAGTTTCTGCACATTGGCCCATGCTCACGGGTTCCAGGTCATCCTCACCCCGGGCCGGGACCTCGGCAACACGGCGACAGCGCGGCCGAAAAACCCGGGCGAAACCCTCGACGACTGGTACATCCGCACCGGCATCGCGACCACCGCCGCAGCCGTCGGGGACGTGTTCGAGGTGCAGGACCAGGCCAACACCCTGAACCTGACTGAGTTCACGTCGTTTTTTACCCGCGCCTATAACCAGGCCAAAGCCTCCAACGCGGCCACCCCGGTATGGTGCGGCATCTCCACGAACTACGGCACGCCGCAGCAGATGTTCAACGCGTGCGTGACGGTGCCGCAGGCGCAGGGATTCTGGCTCAACATGATCGGCGACATCCCCGACAGCCTGTCATTCCTCCGCAAAGCCGTCGCCCTGTCAACCGGTGCGCCGCGGGCCACCCAGGTGCAGCCGATGGTTCCCATCCGAGTGTCGGCAACGTTCGCGTCGGTGACGTACCGGTTGTTCAACGGCACCGCCGACTCATGGACCCTCACATATTCGCCGCCGTCAGACGCCGACGTCACCGTCGCGTGCACCGACGGGTTCAAGATCCTCGCCGCCCAGGCGAGACAAGCCAACAAGACATTCGCCGGCGGCGGTGAGACCACCGGTGCCCGCGTCACCCGGATCCTGAACGACTGCAACTGGCCCTCCGCGAAACGGACCATCGGGACCGGGATCGCGACCCTGCAGCCCACCCTCCTCGGCGGCGCGCCCGTCCCCGGCACCCCCGCCGCCGTCGCCGCCGCCGGCGGTGCCACGACCGTCAACCTCCAGTCCGCGATCTCTACATCGGCGCCCCTCGACGAACTCCAGCTCGCCGCCGACACCGAGATGGGCGAACTTTACGTCAACGGAAACGGGTTCCTTGTTTTCCGGGGCCGGAACGCCTTGTTCACCGATACCCGGTCGAACACCAGCCAGGCACAGTTCGGCGACGACCCCGCCATCCCCACCGCTGAACTGCCGTACGCCACCGTCAACGTCGCCTACGACGACGTGACGCTGTGGAACGGCGCAGCCATCGCGAACCAGGGATCCGGCGTCCAGAACGCAGCCGACGCCGGATCGCAGGCCATATACACCCCCCACGTGTACGACTCGGAGAACCTGTTCGCCGACTCCGATTTCCAGGCCCTCTCCTACGCCCAGTACATCGTGCTGACGAGCGCACTCCCGGAGTTGCGGTTCACGGACATGGCTGTTGACCCCCGCGCCCAGCCGACGGATTTGTTCCCGCAGGTGCTGGGCCGGGAAATCGGGGACCGGATCACGATCACCCGGCGCCCGCCCGGCGGCGGCGCACCCAACACCCGCGACGCGTTCATCCGCGGCATCGCGCACACCATCACTGACTCGTCGTGGCTGACGACCTGGACCCTCGAAGATGCCACGTCGCTGCCCGATCCGTTCATCCTGGACGACCCCGCCCGCGGCGTCCTCGACAACAGCCCGATCGGATTCTGAGGAGCCGCCGTGACACTGAAAGTGTTCGCCGTCGGCGACATCCTCGCCGCCGCTGACGTCAACGAATACCTGGTGAACACCAAATACGCCGAGAAACTCGGTGCCGGGACGACCCGGGTCAGCACCACCACCCTGGCTGTCGACCCGGACCTGTCGCTGCACCTTGACGCCAACAAGACGTACTGGATCGAGATGCTCGCCCCGGTCACGTCACCGGCGGCCGCCGGGTTCAAATGGTCGTTCAACGTCCCCGCCGGGGCTGTGTTCACCGGGTACGCGAACTATGCCCTCGACTCCACCGGCGGATCGTATTACGTGTACTCGTCGGGGAACCGGTTCATCACCGCGAACATCAGTAACAGCAGCAGCGGCGGCGGCACGGATGATCTTGTGCAGATCCGCGGCACTCTGGACACTGCGGGGACGGCGTCGAATTTTTCGTTCCTGTGGGCGCAGAACGTGTCGAACGGCGGGAACACGATTGTCCGGTCGGGGTCGTTCATGCTGGCCCGCCGCGTCTCCTAAAAGGGGATGAGAATGAATGAAGGCCTACTACACGGGCGGGTACACGGTGTCGGAGAACGGGTCAGCGTTTGACCGTGGCGTAGCCGCCGGCGAGATCGCTGCCCGCCTCGCCAACCACGACGCCCACTTCGCGGCCATCAACGGATCCATTGACCGGTCCGCGTCCGAGCTCCGTGACCTGCGGCTGGCGGTGCAGCGGCTGACCGACGCCACCACCGGCGCCGCCGAGGCGGCCAGGGCGACCGCTCAGGCGCTGAAAGAGTCTGACGAGACACGGCGGGTCGCGTTGCAGGACGCGGCGACGCAGGCCCGGTCTTCGTCCGAGTCGCGGTGGCAGCCTCTGAACAGGTTCAGCCTCATCATCAGCGGCGTCGTCGGCATCGTCGGCATCACCGCGTTCATCTTGTCCATCGTCCACTAGGGAGGCGACCATGTTCGGAATCGCAGCGATCGTCGCGTTCGCTATCGCCTTGATCTTGCAGCTTGCGTCGGTGTCGAAGGGCGTGTTCCTGACGGTGACGACGTTCGCGCTGATCGGCCTGTTGTGCCTGGCGGTGCACCTGTCAGTATCATGGGGACACCGCTCCGGAACCTGACATGCCGCGTCGTTACGGGTGGCGCGT